CGGCCGTTCGAGCCCGCGCCGGAGCTAGACGTCTGGGCCCGTGCGACCTTCATCGCCGAGGACGCGCTGCTGCTGAACGAGGAGCACGCGCACCTCCGCGACGCGACGATCGGCTTCATGTGGACCGCCGTGCCGAACGCGCGTGGCGGGAACGGCGTGGTCGGCCAAGCTGAAATCCCGTCCATCCAGGGCGGGAAGTGGGCCCGCGGGCGGTTCTTCCAGCAGGTCGAGGAGTGGTTCGGCCTCGTCCCGGATTTCATGATCACGCTCGAGGCGAGCTTCGCGGACCAGGCTGACGACGCCACGTTCTGCTCTCTCGTCGAGCACGAGCTCTACCACTGCGCCCAGGCGAAGGATGCCTGGGGCGCGCCGCGGTTCTCGAAGGCGACGGGCCGCCCGATCTTCACGATGCGCGGCCACGATGTCGAGGAGTTCGTCGGCGTCGTCGCTCGCTACGGCGTCGGTGCGGCGGCGGGCCAGACCGCGGCGCTGGTCGCGGCGGCCAATCGGCCCGCGATCGTGTGCGAGGCGGATATCGCCGGAGCGTGCGGCACCTGCGGGCGCCGGGTTTGACCCTGAACTGACGGAATCGCGACCGTGTCGACGCTCTCGGATGATGTGAAAACCTTCATCGTCCAACAGCTTGCGTGCTTCGACCCGCCCTCCGTGGTGGTCAAGGCTGTCAAGGCCGAGTTCGGCGAGACCGTCTCCCCGCAGCAGGTCGAGGCGTACAACCCTGAGCGCCGGGCCGGCCAGGGCCTCTCGGAGGGCTACCGGGAACTGTTCCGCGTCACCCGGGAGCAGTTCCTGGAGGACACGGCGACCATCGGCATCTCGCACCGCGTGACCCGCCTGCGCACGCTCCAGCGCCTAGCGGACCGTGCCGAGGCCCAGGGCAACATCGCATTGGCCGCCCAGCTCGTCGTCCAGGCGGCGAAGGAAGTCGGCGACGTCTTCACGAACCGCCAGCGGATCGATGCCAATCACACCGTCCGCAGCCACGAGGACGCTCTCGGAGACCTTGAGTGAGCGCGAGCGGGAGATCCGCCAGCGCCTCAAGGACGATTTCGAGCACTACGCGCCCCGCTGCCTGCACATCCGGACGAAATCGGGCAAGATCGTCCCGTTCACGCTGAACCGGGCGCAGCGCTACATCCACGAGCGCCTCCAGGATCAGCTTCGCACGTCGGGGAGCGTCCGGGCGCTGATCCTGAAGGGACGGCAGCAGGGCGCCTCGACGTACATCGGCGGCCGGTTCTTCTGGCGCACGACCCACAAGCGCGGCGTGCGCACCTTCATCCTGACCCACCAGGACGATTCCACCGCGGCGCTGTTCGAGATGGTGTCGCGCTACCACCAGCATTGCCCGTCGCTGGTGCGGCCGTCGGCCGGCGCGGCCAACGCGAAGGAACTGCTCTTCGACCGCCTGGACAGCGGCTACAAGGTCGGCACGGCCGGATCGAAGGCGGTCGGGCGCGGCAACACCCTCCAGCTGTTCCACGGATCCGAGGTCGGGTTCTGGCCGCACGCGCAGAGCCACGCCTCGGGCATCCTCCAGGCCATCGCGGATGAGCCCGGGACGGAGGTGATCCTGGAGAGCACGGCCAACGGGGTCGGGAACTACTTTCACCAGCAATGGCGCAAGGCCGAGCGCGGGGAGAGCGAGTTCCAGGCGATCTTCGTGCCGTGGTTCTGGCAGGATGAGTACCGGAAGCCGGCGCCGCCCGATTTCAGCCTGTCGCCGGATCCGGATGAGCAGGGCGAGTCCGAGGTCGATTACGCCGAGGCTTACGGCCTCGACGCCGAGCAGATGTTCTGGCGCCGCCGCAAGATCGCGGATCTCGGCGAGACCCTGTTCCGGCAGGAATACCCCGCGAACGCGGCCGAGGCCTTCCAGATGGCGAACACCAACGGCCTGATCAGCTCGAAGCTGATCGTGGCCGCCCGCAAACGCACCGTGCAGGCCTCGGGGCCGCTCGTGTTCGGGTACGATCCGGCCCACCAGGGCGGCGATCGTCATGCGCTCGCCAAGCGCCGCGGCCGCAAGGTGCTGTGGGCCGGCGGCAAGCCCGGCCTGTCGATCCCGGAGAGCGCGAACTACGTCGCCGGCCACATCGACCGGGATGGCCCGATCAAGTGCTTCATTGACGTGACCGGCGGCTACGGTGCGGGCGTCTACGACATCCTGGTGGAGCGTGGGTACGGCCCCGAGGGCCGCAACATCGTCGTGCCGGTGAACTTCGGTGGCTCGCCGCTCCAGCCGGCCCGGGTCTCGCCGACCACGGATGAGGAGTTGCCCGGCCCGCTGAACCGCCGTGCCGAGATCTGGCTCAATTCGCTCGACTGGCTGATGGACCCGGCCGGCGTCGACCTGCCGGACGACGACGATCTCCAGGCCGACGCCTGCTCGACCGGCTACAGCCACAACAGCCGCGGCTACATCCAGCTCTGGTCGAAGGAGAAGATGCGCTCGATGGGCATCCCCTCGCCGGATCTCTGGGACGCCGTCGCACTGACCTTCGCCGAACCGGTGATCGAGGCCAAGCCGCAGACCTGGGGCGCGCCGAACACCGCCTGGGTCGCTTGATCCGAAGCTCTTGACCCGACGGGCGAACCCGCCCAAAGGACTATCCGTCGCGAGACGTGCGGGCGCTGCCCCGTCTCGTTGCCCCCTCTACAGTTTGCAGGATCCTCGATGGCGCGCACCGATGCGGTCAGCGACGGCGATCTGCTGCGCCTGATCGACGAGGAAATTGCCGGCGGCGTGTCGTTCGAGAACGACCTGACCGCCAACGGCGAGCGTCGCACCGGCTCGGCCAAGGGCGACCGCGAGACCGCGCTCGAATACTTCGACGGCGTGGTGCGCGACCTCCCGCACGAGAGGGGCCGGTCCTCGGTTGTGTCGCGCGACGTGTCCGACATCATCGGCACGATGCTGCCTGGCCTGATGCGGGTGTTCGACGGCTCGGACCGGGTCGCGGTCTACAGCCCGGCCCGGCCGGGCGACGAGAAGGGCGCCGACCAAGCCACGGACTACGTGAACTACGTCTGGGCGAACGACTGCGACGGCTACCTGATCCTGCTCACCTGGATCATGGATGCCCTCCAGGTCCGCAACGGCATCGTGAAGGCCTACTGGGATTCGACCCCCGAAACCGAGGCGGAATCCTTCACCGGGCTCTCCGACGAGCAGCTCGTGATCCTGTTCGACGATCCCGACGTCGAGGTGGTCGGCTACGACGCGCAGCCGCAGATGGTGCAGGACCCGGCCACGGGCCAGCCGATGCCGCTGCAGCTCCACGACGTGAAGATCCGCCGCCGCACCTCGTCGGGTCGGCTGGTGATCGAGAACGTGCCCCCTGAGGATTTCGGGATCTCGCGCCGGGCCAAGTCGATCGACAAGGCCCGGTGCGTCTGGCACCGCACGAAGCTGACCCGGTCCGACCTGCTCAAGCAGGGCTACAAGCGCGATCTCGTCTGGTCGCTGCCGGCGTCCGACGGCGCGCCCTCTGAGACGATCGACCGCGAGCAGGATGCCGGCGTCGGTGCGGAAGGTTCGGGCGCCAACACCGAAATCGACATCGTCGAGGCCTACGTCTTCGCCGACTGCGACGGCGACGGCATCGCCGAATCCCGGAAGGTCGTGACGGCTGGCGGGGCGGGCGGGCGCAAGATCCTCAAGAACGAGGAATGGAGCGACGATCGCCCGTTCGCCGACCTGATCGCGCAGGCGGTGCCCCATCGCTGGATGGGCCGCTCCATCGCCGACGACGTGATGGATCTGATGCGGGTGAAGACCTCGCTCTGGCGGGGCGTCCTCGACAACACCTATGCCCAGAACCGGCCGCAGCGCGAGGCGGTTCAGGACGACATCATCAACCCGGACGAGGTGCTGAACCCGACCTTTGGCGGCGTGATCCGCGTGAAGAAGGCCGGCGCGGTCCGAGACGTCGTCACCCCGCAGATCGCCGACAAGATCCTCGTTGCGATCCAGGCAACCGACGGCGTCCTCCAGCGCCGCACCGGCGTCTCGGGCGCCACCGCCTCGCTCGACGCGACCGCGCTGGAGCCGCAGACCGCCACCGCCGAGCAGCTGGAGCACGATGCCAGCTACGCCCGCGTCGAGCTGATCGCCCGCAACATGGCGAAGCTCGGCGTGAAGAAGCTGTTCGCGAAGATCCTGCGCATCATCGTGCGCAATCAGGACCGCCCGCGGACGATCCGGCTCCGGGACCAGTGGGTAGAGTTCGACCCGCGCGCCTGGAACGCGGGCATGGACGTCGAGGTGAACATCGGCATGGGCACCGGCTCGCGTGAGCGGGACCTGACCATGCTGGCCGGCGTCGCGGCCCGGCAGGAGAAGATCATCGAGACGCTCGGCCCGGACAACCCGGTCGTGACGCCCTCGATGTACGTGAAGACCCTGCACAAGATGGTCGAGGCGTCCGGGCTCAAGGCGCCCGAGACCTACTTCGCCGACGTGTCCGACGAG